AGACACGTTGATAAAACTTGGGTGTATAATCTCCTTCCCATGTCACTGAGAATAGTGTAGCAGGAGAAGCGTGAGTAGATTTAAGAGTAAAATCTAAATTAGTATTCTTTTCATATACTGCTACAGTGCGTCGCTGATCTTCTTGAAATGAAACTGTATCAGCTCCATAAGAATCAGTAACTTTACTTTCATATAACTCAGTATAATCTGGTTTACCTGGTCGTGTTAAAACAGTTTGATAGACACCAGATTTACCTAGACTAAGTTTAAGTCTATGTATAATTAAAGATCCATTAAGTTCTGATCGTACAGAATCACCTTCAGCTCTTGTATAATAAAAAGTAGGAAAATCTACTTCCATATCATATAAATAACCTACAATAAGATCTTGTCCTGTCCAGTCTCCAGAAAATTCTACATTAGTATTTGATCCTGTACCATATAAAGTACCGAGCCCATAAAGACCTTGTTTAGATCCTGATGAATGGCAATAGACTGCTAACTGTTGTGTTGAATCGTTAAAACCTTCTGGTAAGGTAAATCCTGTACGTTCAGTAGAAGTTGAAAATCCTAACGCAGAAGCTGCTATTACTTTACTATTATCTAAATGTACTCTATATGTAACATCATCTGTTGTGTCACCAGTTGTATCATTATCATCTGTAGTAAAGTGAGAAGTATCATCTAATTTTATTGGGAATTTTTGTAGTACGTCCTTGCTGTTATTTCTAAGCACAGCATAATACGCATCATCCAGCATACACATATACTGAATTGTACCACTTAAATACCATTTAAACCATGACTGCATTATACGCCTATCAGAAACATTAAAGTATCTGTAACCGTATACCCATCTTTCATCTTTCTCAGCAAATAAAATTAAATTATTTTCTCTAGAATTACATAATAAATTAATTGCTTTAGGAAATATTTTGTCTACTGCTTTACTTTGTTCTACTACTTCTGGTTCTCCTTCCCTAGCTACACGTGTCATTTCAAAGAATCTGGAATACTTTCCAGCATCATCTAACCAACCTGTAGTAGTTCCTAATGAAATAGGATTAGTTGAAGTATTAAAATTAAAAGAAGATACACTATTTATCTTTGCAGTATTAGGACTCAATACATCACTATCTGTAGTCAACATAAACTGTTGATTAGCTGTAAATAAAAGCAAGCCAGCATTAACTTGTATAGCATCATATACTATAGCTGGAAACTCAGAACTACAAGATAAATCTATAGCATCAGTCGATGAATATGTAATAGCAGTCTTAGCCCAGAAGTTAAAAAAGTCTCCTGGTCGTGACATGATAACATTTTCATCACTTAACATGACAAGACGATTTCTGAAGAAAACCATCTTGTTAATTTTTTTCCCAATAAAACTAGGGTTAGGGTTAGTTACTGTATCACCAACTTGACGAGGATCCCAAGTAACTTGTGAGATGGTAAAGGTTGTGGCATTGGTTCTGACTAATTGAATAGGCATTGTAGCCGGATCAAAATTAGTATTTACACCAGGTTTAGCACACTCTTCCCATACACCTTCTCCGTCCTTGTCATTATTACCATAGAACTGTACATAGTAATCATCTTCATCAGCTGCACTATTTGCAATCTGTAGACGATAACCGTGTTTACATTGTCTAGGTAGTTCACCTACATCATTAACCTGTTTTGTTAGAGGTCTAAGTAAATCTGTAACTGTAGTAGATAAATTAAAAGCAGTACCAGAAGGTCTGCTAAGATATAAACCGTTACCAATCTGTTCTGCAGAGAATACTCTTGCTGTAGCTGCTGCACTACTACCTCCTCCTCCTGAGAAAGATACTGTAGGTGCTGATGTATAACCACTACCATGGTTGGTTATGGTTATAGCTGTTACAGCTCCTCCACTTACTGTAGCTGTTGCTGCAGCTCCTGTACCTCCTCCACCAGAGAACGCTACGGTAGGAGCGCTTGAGTAGCCCGAACCTGCAGTTGTTATAGTTACGTCATCTAAGACTAAAAGGTTCTCTCTAAGGTCACCTAGGATGCTCTCAGCAGTGATAACAGTCTCGGTATCAAATGGTGTAGGTGTAGGTCTGACTAATGCTAAATTTGCTTGAACTACTGATTCACTATCCTCAGCAATCTCAATTTTATATCTAGCATTCTTCATCCATACAGTGAAGTAGTCACCTTTTTTCCAACCAGTACCACCATATAGTAAGTCGTGTGTAGTTGTGTAACGACAATGGTAATCTGGATTACTAGCTGAACCTTCAGGCATAGCTTGCCCTATGGTAGATATACGGAAATATAAATTAGATGGTGTCCTAGCATCGGCTCCAGTTAAGCTACTTACATTATTATCTCCTACATCATATACATCATATGTGTGAGCTGTGCCATTAGCTGCGGCAGCAACGCCTGCGTCACCATCATTAATTGAAAATATTCTAGTATCAACATTTGGGCAGTAACTATCTCTGTCATCTGCTGCTGTAGCATCACATCTAGTTTCATTACTAGAGGAGCCAGGTAACGTACCACTGGAGGGCATTCCTCCATCAGCATCTTTACACCCATTACCACTATCAATCTCTCTTGTAACATTAATTCTTAAAGCAGTAAATACTGATTGGGTATCAGTGTTATCAAATAAATTTATTGTATATTGTTGAGCATAAGATAATTTTCTTAGTTCAATATACGCTTGACTTTCTTGAGCAGTAGTGGTAGTGCTATTAAATGCACATGTCTTAGTACGATTAGTTATATATGTATAATCGTTAAGTGTTAAGGTTTGTATATCAGAATCAGCAGTGTGTGTTAAGTAACTTGTCAAAGCTGATGCAGTGCCTGAATCCTTAGTGACTGTCATCGCAGACCCATCACTGCATTTCCACATTCTGACATCTCCGTTTTGAGCAATCTGACCTATATATTGCTCTGCATCGTCTCTATAATAACTAAACCATTTACCAGTAGTTACTGAGTTTAAACTTGCAGTACCATTATCACTTAGAGATGCTACAAGCTTACCACCAGGACGTTTCATTAGTCCATGAGTAACATCTGGAAATACATTCTTATTATCTTTAACCTGTCCAGGTCTTTTTAATTCGTCAGGTTGTTGCGATATACCTCCAGTAAAAGTTGGTATTGTTTGCGTAACGCTTGCCATTATCGTTGTAGTGCAGTATAGGGTTGATAGGATCTATAAACTGTTTCGTGTGGTCTATTGAAATACGAATGATCTCCTTGTTGACATTCATATTCTATACAGGCAGCTCTAGACATTGCTTCTTGCTGTTGTAAAAGCTGTACTAGTTGTGGGTTAGAGACAAGTTGAGTCGCTGCTCTTGAAGCTGCTCTATATGTTATGTATCTCTGGAATACATTAGGTAGATCATCAAATGTATACAGTGTAACTAAATCTAAATAATAAGTACCAGCACTAAATGTAGAGCTGTGGTTTACTTTATCATATAGTACATAATTACTGCCACTCTTACGCTTAACTACATCATACGTTCTATCTACACCACCGTCATGTAAATCATAACGTAATGCAGTAGAAGGTATTACTAGTTCACCGTCAGAACTCAGTACAACTTCTTTATGTTCTTCTGTATTGAAATGCCATCCTTCGTTCTGTACATCTTTGTTAACTTCCGTTAAGATGTTGTAGATATACGAAACTTCAGGATTAGTAAAGTTAAGTGTTGTAATAGGAGATTGACCAATAGCTCCCAGTATTGAATTCACAGCGGATAGTTCGGTATCGAGGTCAGTAGTGGTTGCCATAGGTATAAATATTTGTAAAGAAAAAAAAGGGAGCGTGAGAACTCCCTTTGTATAGTTAGAATGCGGCAGGTGCTGTACCTGTTCCTGCATATAGTTCCACAGCAGCAGCTGGGTTGAGGTAGTCGGCTCCCATAGCCAAGCGTCCTAGTATGACATCGCCCTGATAAATCACGGATACATCACCTGAGGTTACCTGTACCTGAGGTCCGATTGCTTCTACACATGCAGCAGCTTCCTTCTGGAAGATCAAACCACATGAGTTCATGAAGTTGGATTGAGTACCATACTCGTTGTTGATACCTGTAACAGAGTTACGTCCATCTTCTACTGATACTTGTGTGAATGAACCTTTGTTTCCAGTGTCTGTGATTCCAGGGTTAGTACCAGAAGCAGAACCACCAAGCTTAGTTCCGTACTCACCGAAGTAAGGTACGTTCATAGACTTGTAGATCTTGATTCCAGCAATTTCATATATGCCCTTACCTGATTGTAGAGCATCACCTTGAGAGTCACGATTGACTAGATAAGCTCCTAGACCAGCTCCATCTAGACCCTTAATAAGAGCATAGTATTGGCGTGGGTTTAGGACAGCTACACGTCCATCAGAACTAACTCCCTTCTCGTCTAGAGCACCAGCTGCATCATAGAAGGCTGCTACTAAGAGATCAGGGTTAATTGAATCGTCAGCGTTACCGGTACCTACACGGATTTGTGTACCGCCTGGCTCTACAAAATTAGTTGCAGATACAGGAGAAGCTTTACGAGCACCGCGTGAAATAGCACGGAAGATTAGACGGTCATACTTCTCTGCAAGAGCGTAGCCGATCTTCTTAGAAATCTCTCCACGTAGTTCGTAGTGAGCTAGTGTCTCATCCAATTCGTAAACGAATGCTGAGCTGACAAGTAGGTCGTCAATAGTGACGGTCTTCTCAGCTACTGGAGGAGCTTTGTCAGAGTTTCCTAATATGCTGTTTCCTGGTGTATGGTATTCAGCTGTGGTACGTCCTGTGAAGATGAATTGTAATGACTTACCGTTCTTCAAGGTACGCTTCATAATGAGGTCACGAGCTATCGTGTTCCTCTCGAACCCTTTAAACATCTCACCGCTAAACAGCTTGAGATAAAGAGCTCTGGTGTCACCCGCTAAATTAGATTGACCTAACTGGACAACCTGGGAAGGGTTGACTGAACTTTGATGTGCCATTGATATGGTTTAAATTTGTATATAACTTTCTTCAGCTGAAATTTTTTAAATCGATTGATTGATTGGTTGTGGTCTTTCCCACCGTCTAGACGGCAAGAGGTATCCTCCGCAGAGGGCTCATGCCAATTAGGAAGAGGTCCGACACTGAGGTGTCTCTTCCCTTTGGTGATAACCTAAATGTAAGGTTTGTACCAAAATAAAAAAGGATAATAATCCGAAGACTATTATCCATAATTCGTTAAATTTACTCACCTGTAAGAGCTTCTTCTAAAGATTGATACTCTTTTTCTTCTTCAGGTTCTTCTTTGACTTCCGGTTCCGGTTCAAACGAAACAGGATAAGTAGGATCTACTGAACTTTGATGTGCCATTAGAAACTATACTTAGCGCCAATCTTGGTACCCCAGAAGTTATCATCGTTAGTATCTGCATCAGCAGTTAACAATGATAGTTCTCCATAGAAACCTAGTTTATCTGTAGCGTTGACGCTTGCGCCCAGCTTACCAGAAAGTCTGGTGTCTGAGTCTGCACCGTCTGCAGCTACAACAGCTGGACCACCTTGG